GACTTGTGCGCTGGTGGGACGCATACCCACAGGGACGCATTGAGACTCACATTTATACCTACGACGGCTCACGCATTGTTATGCGCGCGGAAGGCTTCAACGACGAGGATCGCATGATCGCCACCGGGTATGCAGAGGAAACAGTGTCAGATCGTGGCGTTAATGCGACCAGTTTTGTTGAAAATTGTGAGACCAGTGCCATCGGCAGAATGATTAGCAACAGCCCAATCGGGACTGCTGGCCCTCGACCTTCACGCCAAGAGATGGAAAAGGTTGAGAGGACTGTGCCTGTGCGCGCTGTAGTCGGCTCAGGACAGCCTGTACCGAAGCCACAGCCATCGGCAGGGGCGTTTGTAAGCCCTAAACAGCAGACCTACATCAAGGCGCTTGCCCGTGGTAAAGGCTGGGACGAAGGCGAAACACTTGAGCAGCTGCACGCCTTCCTCGGGGTCAACGATGTCATCTTGGAAACTTTGAGCGCTTCACAGGCCAGCCGTGTTATTGAGGCGTGGAAGTGAAAGAAGCAGATTTCCAAAAGATCGTGATAAGCATCGCTAAGCACTCAGGCTGGCTCGTGCATCACCCACTGCCGTCTATGAACAGACGCGGCATCTGGGCCACACATGAGCTAGGCGACCACGGCTTTCCAGACCTCGTACTGGCACACCCCAGTGGGCGTGTTATATTCGCAGAACTTAAAAGCGACAAAGGCAAGGTCTCACCGCTTCAGAGTAGATGGCTAAGCGTCCTTGAACAGGGCGCAGTGGTCTGGGTGTGGCGGCCTGCTGACCTTGACTGGATATCCAGTTACTTGCGTCAACCATTACTTAAAACTTCATAAGTCTCATCGACCTAAGCCCGTCGCAAGGCAGTTGGTAACACTCGGTAACGAGGGTAGATCGACGCGCCCTGAAACATGCAACACGAAATGAGTTAGGCAAAGCGTCGAGGCGACCTGTAAACATAATCAGGTAGGTAATGAGGTAACGGAGTGAGGCATCCCGTGGGTGAGCATTACCGCATTAGGCTCACATAGATGACATACCGTTAACAAACAAAGACCGAGGCGACATGAACCCGACAACAAACAACACCACAAGAGAACGAGAGCAAGGCGCTTGCGCCGCGCTAGCTCAAGCCGAAGGCGCGAGAGCATGAGCAAAGCACACCGAGACCCCCAGTACACAGCCAACAGACGCAAGGTACTAGCCAACAAGCCTGACTGTGCATACTGCGGCAAACCCAACGCAGACACAGTAGATCACATACTTGAACTCGATGCCGGGGGCGACCACTCGATGGACAACCTTGCACCATGCTGCGCGGCCTGCAACAACATCAAAGGCCACAGATATGTCACCGCTAGAAACGCACACCGCCAACACTCACGCCACGAGTCAATGCAAAAAAATGGAGTGCGAAATATCAAAGAGGTTTTTTATGAAGAGAAGAGATCGACCCCGACCCAAGTCTTGTCTCTATCGGATGGCAACCAGCCTGAACTGGCGGCGATCAGCCATGACTGGCCTCGACTGGAAACGATCGTCACGGATCATGCAGGATCGTTCGGGGCTGATGTTCAGGGATGGGCAGAACAGCATCTAGGGCTGACCCTTATGCCTTGGCAGGTGCGCGCGCTTGACGGTCAGCTGGCTTATGACGAGCATGGTGAGCTGCTGCATCGGACAAGCCTTGTTTCTACTGCCAGACAGAACGGCAAGACCGTTGCTCTAGGTAGTCTTGTCGGCTGGTGGCTCACAGAGATGCCGAAAATACGGGGCAAGAAGCAGACCGTCCTCACGACCGCTAACAGGCTCGACTTGGCGATCACTCTGTTCGATGAGATAGCCCCAGTGCTTGAGGCTCGCTTCGGTGCATCTTGTGTCAAGGCTTACGGTCGTAACTCGGTGACAATGCCAGACGGCAGCAAGTGGACGGTACGCGCGGCGAAGCCATCGGTCGGTCACGGCACGAGCAACGATCTGATCGTGGCAGACGAAATCTGGGACATGTCGCAGCTCGCTATTGACGGCGGTCTGATCCCATCTATGCGCGCACGAAAATCACCGCTGCTCAGCTGCTGGTCAACTGCTGGCACTGAAGCATCGACCGCGTTTCTGCGTTGGCGTGAGCAGGGACTACGAGCCATAGACCGCGGAGAGCGATCGTCGCTGTACTTTGCCGAGTGGTCACCACCGCCTGACCTTGACCCGATGAACCCTGCCGCATGGGCTTACGGCAACCCTGCGCTCGGGCACACTTTGGAACTGTCAACGATCGAGGCCGAGTCTCAGAACCCTGACCGCGCACAATTCTTACGAGCATCCGTCAATCTGTGGGTGGCTTCCGATCGCGGCTGGATACCGCCGGGTGTCTGGCCTGCACTTGAGCACGAAGGCGACATACCCAAAGGCGGCATCGTTGCCATCGAGACCAGCATGGACGACTCGCGCTACTTCGGCCTGCGCGCCGTGGCACTACCAGATCGCCGCATTGTCGTGACCGTGGCCTTCGTTGTGGACAGTTTTGCAGCTCTCTTGCTTGAGGTCGATCGGCTTACTGCCGACGGCTGCAAGTTTGCTATCTCACCCAGCATCGACATCCAGTGGCCTCGACACCTAGAAACCAAAAAAGTCATCGTCGGCTACGGCGAAATACTCAAATACACCCCCACAGTAAGAAACTTAATAGCAGAAAAAATGCTGCTACATGACGGCTCAACCCAACTTGCTGAACATGTCCAGCGCGCGGTCGCTGTCCGATCGCAAGGGTCTGTCGCGGTGTCATCGCAGAGATCACCCGGGCCGATCGAGTTGTGTCGCTGCATGATCTGGGCGGCTGCATTGTGCTCGAGGCCATCAGTGTCGGGGAAGCCGATGCTGGTCACTGTTAGTCAGTAACATACCCTCGGCACTCGGTCGAAGTACCTAGCCTTTCGTCGGGAACTGATTAGGCCGATCGAGTGCCACCATCACAGCGCTTGCATCTGTAATGTTGTGGCATGGGATTATTTGACCGCAAAGTTAGCAAGGCCGCCATCAGTCCAGCGCCTGCTAAAGCGGCAGCTGCTGGTGCAATGAGTCCAGGCTATAACAGCAGCAATGTCGGCAAAAACATGATCGGTCAGTACTACACCTATCGCGAAGGCGAACTGCGAGCCGCGGCAATCTCGATCCCAGCGATCTCACGCGCGCGCGATCTACTTGCATCAGTAATCGGCTGCATGCCATTGCAGATGTACAACGAAATGTGGAACGGCGAAGAAATGGAACGCGTTTATATTGCGCCGCGCACTTGGCTGCGTCGACCAGACCCAACCGTCCCGTACAACTTTCTAATGAGTTGGACATTTGACGACTTGTATTTTTATGGGCGCGCATTCTGGTACATCACCAGCCGCACCGCTGACGGATTCCCAGCAACCTTTACTCGACTACCAGCAGGCTCAGTTACGACGACAGACATGGCTGGCCCCGTATGGTTCGCGCCATCATCGCAAGTTTATTTTCAAGGCGGAGAGATCGACCCTAAAAACTTGATCCAGTTCTTGTCGCCTACACAAGGCATGGTGTATTCATCGCAGGCCGCCATCGAGACCGCAATTAAAATCCAAGATGCTCGAGCGCGCAATGCTTCATCGTCGATCCCTGCTGGTGTGCTAAAACAAACTGGTGGCGAACCGCTAAGCGCACAAGAACTCGCCGATCTTGCAGCTGCATTTAACCAAGCGCGCGCAACCAATCAGACCGCCGCGCTAAACGAGTTCTTATCTTACGAGCCGACAACAATGTCACCAGACAAAATGCTGCTCATCGAGTCAGCAAACTACAGCGCACTAGAAACTGGTGGACGCATCGGCAATGTGCCGCCGTATCTGATTGGCGTATCGACCGGGTCATACTCTTACCAGTCATCGCAACAGGCGCGCATGGACTTGCTGTTCTTCGGTGTGAAACTTTACGCCGACGCAATAGCAGAAACATTGTCAATGAACAATGTGCTACCAAACGGCACTTTCGTTGCCTTCGATTACGAGTCATACCTTGAAGAGAATTATTTAGCAGACAAAATGGAAACACCAACATCAGAAAACACGCAAGAGGAGATCGCAAACTCATGATTAGATTTACCGCCAGCAGTGTCAGCATTGACGCAGCCGCCAGCGATGGCACACCAACCAGAACGATTACAGGCATCGCCGTCCCTTACGGGGTAGCAGCCACAGTCTCAGACGGCACAGAGGTCATTTTTGAGCGTGGCAGCCTGCCAGTTGACGGCAAAGCACCCCGCCTATATCTCAATCATTCGGCTGACAGCGCCATCGGCATTGTGACCAGCCGAATTGACGACGAAGAAGGCATGATGTTTACCGCCAAAATCAGCAAGACCGCGGCAGGCGACGAGGCTTTGCAGCTCGCCCTTGACGGTGTTCTTGACTCGGTATCTGTTGGCGTAAACCCAACAAAGACCCGAGCAAACAAGGACGGCTCAATCACTGTGTTGGCTGCCGACTGGATCGAGTTGTCCATGGTTCCAGTTCCAGCGTTCGCTGGCGCAGTCATCACAGATATTGCTGCCAGTATCCACCACGAACCCGAAGAGACCGACAATAATGAAATACAAGAACCCACAGAGGAGACAGAACCCATGTCAGAAGTAACAGTCCCAGCAGTCGAGGCAACCATTCCTACCGCTGCAATTCCAGCACAACCTAAGCGCGAATTTAAGTTGCCAAACGCAGGCGAGTTCATGGCTGCCTACCACATCGGTGGCGACACTTTCCACAACATGAACAAAGCAGTCGCAGAATACACCGCATCAAAGCGCACCGTATTTGAAGCAGCTGCAGGCGATGTCATCACGACCGATACACCGGGTCTCTTGCCAGTTCCAGTGCTCGGGCCATTGGTACAAGACCTCAACTTCTTGCGTCCAGTCGTCGAGGCAGTTGGCGCTCGCGCTTACCCTGACAGTGGACAATCAAAAACCTTTATTCGTCCAACGATCACCACGCACACCAGCGTCGCATCGCAATCAGAATTAAGTGCAGCATCAGCAACAACCATGGTCATCGCTTCCAACTCGGTAAGCAAGACCACACTTGCTGGACAAGTAACCCTTTCCGTACAGGACATCGACTTCACTTCGCCAGCCGCAATGCAGCTGATCCTGAATGACTTGATGGGCGAGTACATGATCGCATCTGACAACTTGGCAGCAGACAACATGCTCGCCGCAGCAACATCATCTGGTGTGTGGGACGGAACAGTTGCCGACTTGCTCAAGTCTGTATACGACGCAGCAAGCGACATCTCAAGCAACCGCAACTGGCTGCCAACCCACATGTTTGTTTCCGTCGATGTCTGGGCGCAATTGGGCCAGCTCGCAGATACAACGGGCCGTCAAATCTTCCCGTTGATCGCCAACGGTCTCAGCGGATACAACGCTGCAGGATCGCAAAGCGCAACATCATGGAACGGCAACCCACTCGGTTTGCAGCTTGTAGTTGACAGCAACTTCGCTGCCAAGACCATGATCATCACCCGTGTTGGTCAAGGCCAAGGCGATGCTTACGAGTTCTACGAGTCAATTCGTGGCCTCATGAGCGTCGAGCAGCCATCAGTGTTGGGACGCAACATGTCCTTCCACGGCTATGTATCGACTTTCGCTGCAATCGCTGGAATGATCCGCAAGATCACACAGGCCTAGTCGAGAGCGGAGCATCCGCTCATGGCTGTTTACAGCGTTACACAAAAGTATCTACTGGATGATTACGCCGTACTGCAATTACTGACCCCCTCGGAAATTGCAGTCGGTCAATCCATCACAGTCGCATCAGTCGATGCAACATTTAACGGCACTTACACTGTTCGCGCATTGCCCCAGTATCTGTACATCGGTATAGACACTGAGGGCGATCTGCTTTATGACATAAATGTGCCTATTGCTAATCAGGTGCTGTATGCCAAGACCGCCAGCAATGTTGAGCGAGTAGCTGCCACTGGCACAGTCACCTACACCCAGACATGCACATGGGTCACTGCCGCGCAGCTCGTCACTTACCTTGGTGTGCAGATCACCAACCCGTCAGACGATTACACGCTGATTACTCAAGCCGTATCGGCTGGCAACGACTTTGCATATCGTCGCCGTCAAGAGGCTGGCTACATAGACAGTCTCACAACGAGTCCGGGTGGGGATGCCACTCTCGGCACACTCATGTACTGCGCGGCCCTCTGGCGCAGCCGTGGCTCGCTTGAAAACACTTTCGCATCCTTCGACGGAATGGGCACAGCGCCTCAGCAGAGCCTCACACCGATCGTTAAACAGCTGCTTGGCATCGACAGGCCTGCCTGCGCCTAATGGCTTACACAGACGCTCTCAACGGGGCTATCGACAGCCTCACGACCACACTCACAGCGGTCACTGGTCTGCGAGTAGTCAACGACCCCACAAAACTTGTGCCGAACTGTGTTTACATTGACGCGCCATCCTTCACGACAATCGCTGGCAATGGCAACATCATCCGCATGGACTTCCCAATCAAGGTCATTGGCTCAGGGCCAGCAGGCCTACCAGTGCTTCGCAGCATCCTTGACATTGTCAGCAAAGTTCTACTCAGCCCAATCATCGTCATGGCAGGCCGTCCCAGCAACCTAGAAATTGGTGGGCAGCTCTTCCCGTGTTACGACCTCGACTGTGGAATCCAAGCACAAAGCGCATA